CGATATTTGACGTGGAGTCAATGCTACTTTTTTCAGTTTAGTACATTTCAATTCAACAAAAATACTAATCGGATATCCATCCTTACCACGAAAAACTCCATGTAAATCAGGAATGCCAGGTGAACTAAAAGATTCTATTCTAGTCCAATGTATTTTAGGAGTTATCTCCTTCAACTTTTTCCAAAATCTAGTCTCTGGTTTTGTTGTCATATGGTACACCATCTTCGTTTTTTATGATGCTTTGTGATAATACTTTGCCAAATACATTGAACCAGAAATGCTTAAATACAGATGACTGTGCATTCCTCATAGCTCTTAATGCTTTCATTTGACGTTGTATGTTCAATTCTATTTTGTCCATATCTCATCTCCTTTCTTTATGCTCATCCCAATATAGTAAGGTATCATTGGGACTAAACTATTACCTAGTGATTTAAGTCTGTCCACCCTTTTGGGTACCCCATGAGCCACTCGACCCACGTTGGGTTCAGACTGCCACCACTGTGACCAGCTAGTCTTCCCTTCTCCTTGGCCTTCTTGTAATTTACATTGGGACCAGCGTCCTTCCAATCCCTCGATGTCGGTGTAGGCATCATCGCTATTGATTCCTCCAACTTCGCTCCTAACTTGCCCCTTCTCATCACTCTCTTGCGTATGTTCGTACTTTGTTCTGTCATAGCTGCTGACGCTCTCGGTGTCGGCCACATCAGATTCGGGTGCGCTACCTGATCGTTCAAACTGATTGGCATACCCTTCTGTAGTTTCATTTTCATTCTGGTCTCCGAAGAAGGACCACGGCCACTGTGTGCATCTGGTGTCCTCCATAGCTTCACTAGTCTGCCTAATCCTATCGATCCGTCTATCCCGTTCTGATTCACTTTCCTCAATGTCCCGTTCTTTGTCATTCGAAACTTGTCGTTCTTCCCTATTATAGATCCAGTTGTCCCATCCGAGCTCATTGGTGTTGGCAATAATCCATACCCTCTCCCTTTGGTGGTTGGAGCCGATGCTCGAAGCTGAAATACTAAACGCTCTTGTGGCGTAACCTTCACTCTCCAAGTTCTCGAGTACGGTGTCCAAACCGAGTTTAATGTGTCCACTAACATTTTCTCCAATAACCCAAGTCGGCCTGAGTTCTTTGACAAGTCTAAACATTTCTGGCCAGACGTGTCTCGGATCTTGCTCGCCTTTTTGGCGTCCAGCGATGCTGAACGGTTGACACGGATATCCTCCTGTGATGATGTCGACTTCAGTATGTCCATTTGCTGATAATCTTTCACTATTTAACTCCTTTACATCGTCATAAATTGTAACCCACGGCCAATGCTTACGTAAAACTTTTTGACAGTATTGATCGTAATCACAAAACGCTACAGTCTCAAAAGCACCTGTAGCTTCTAAACCTAAACTAAATCCACCTATACCTGAAAACAAATCTAAATGTTTATACTTCTTTGTCATTTTCTTCTGGTATAAATATTGGACTCTTACCACCTTTTGCGGCTAAATCTTTATCTATGTAATCAAGCTTGTTATCATTTCGTACACTATGACCTTGATATATGCTGTCCATCAACTGATTTGGAGTTAACATTTCATGTGTGCGATCTGAAAAGATAATTACATACACATGTGTTTCACTTGTCTTAGTTAAGACTTTCCATCTTTTAAATCTGTGTATTGCTTTGCCAAAAGATTTAGATATGTACTCTTCCATTTTGTGTTTACCTAACAGTCTTTCTTCTTGACCTTTAAGTGTTATTTTCCAAATGGGTTGTTCATACATACCAGTTCCAGGATTGATTGCGCCCTCATCTATCTGTTCTAATGCTACTATTATTTTAGACATCTTTTAATTTTCTCTTACCTCCTTTCTTTGCTTCTTGTTCTAATGTGTATTTGATTTTCGGTAAAAAGATTTTTACCAATGGATTTTTAAGATTGTTTCTACCAAACAAAGACATGTCTAGCACCTTGCACATAATGTCAAACTCTGTTTTATCAAGATCAATCCTTACAAATGTTTTTTTATAAGATCTCGTCATTCTAGATTCTCCTTATTCTTTATAAGTTATCCCATAAAGTTATAAATTGCAAGGTTAATCTTCTGGAGTAATTTCAATAACGTCTGTATTTATGCTAAATTGTTTTTCTATTTCTTTGAGTTTTTCTTCAACTTCAGCCTTAGATAGCTGATCTATTGAACCTGTAAGTATTTCTTTTCTATCTATATATAATCCTGCCGCCTGGCCTCTTGACTTTTCAGCTGCTACAGCTGCTGCCCAATTACCTGCCTCCTCTGCACCACGAGATAAATCGTCTAATCTACGAATATGTCTACCATATGTTACTTTGTATTTTTGTTCCCATTCTCTTCGTAATCGTTCTATTTCATTAACAACTAACGGGAACATTTTAGGATTTGTCAAATTAGCTGCAGCTTGCTGTGCTGACTTTTCAGAAAAACCAGCTTCAATTGCACACTCTTTTGCAGACATTCTATCACCTTTAGTAACTAGTAACACTGCAAACTTATGTTGTTTTGTTGTTAACTTTCTTACGTTGCCCATATCAAAATCATATATAGTTGTTTTATATATACATTATTATTATTATTTATCACTAATTATTTCGCAAGGCATGTATAGTAAAAGTTACTAGGTAACCTATAAGTTACCTATAAGTTACCTATTAAATATAGTAGAATCAATAACTTATTACAAAAGTAACCTAGGTAACCTCATATCAAGAAAAAAATTGTAAAAGATAAAATAAAATATATTCTATACAACTATATGCCTATTTCACGAGCACAAATACCAAAGCAATTGACTGGTGGTAAAAAGAAAAAGTTGAAACGTCAAGCTGCAATTGCTATAAATATGAAAAAACGTGGTAAAAAACCGAAAGGAAAATAATTATGTCAATAAACGGAAAAAAACCAGTTAGAGATTCTAAAGGCAACATAGTTAAGAATCTTTATCAAAAAGCTGATGATAAACCAGGTAAAGTTAAAGAGTTTGGTAAAACTGCCGCAGCATACAAGTTAGCTAGGGAAAGAAAAAAAACTGGCAGATTAAATATGGATGATTTAAGAAGAGCTATTAATTCTGTTAATGGTGTCAGTGTTACAAAAAATGTAACTCCTGCAGCTTTAAAAAGCGTTGGTAAAAAAATAAACGCAGCTATTCCTATTGTAGGTAAAAAGGATTAATTATGCCAAGTCATTACGATAAAAAAGACAAAGACAAGAAGAAAAAAAAGAAAAAGAAAAAAGATAAGAAGAAAAAATAGTGAAACCACCGAAGAGACCTGATGTTATTGAAATAGGTCCTTTTAAAGTTCATTTAAAGCTTGTCAGTCACGATTTAGCCTATGAGGTAGGTGAACAGCAAGGCTCTTTTCACTCTAAACCACCACTTACAATAGTGCTTGATGAAAACATCATGCTACTAGAAAATGAAAATACTTTCAATTTGTTGGTTCACGAGCTATTTCACTGCTGTTATTATCAATACAATTTAGAAAAAGCTAACGAAGAAGAGAATGTAGTAAACGCTTATGCTAACTTTGTCACAGAGCTTTTTACCAGGAGTAATGTTAAAGATTATCTTGTATACTTAACACGAGATAAATTAAATTGATCATTAAATATTTTTTAGTAGGAATCTTTTGCGTAGCACAACCGTACGATGATTGTATTCGTGTAGCAGGTGAGAGATATTTTGATACAAAAGAATCTTGTGAATTAGCAGCTCAGAGTTTTGGTAACATAATGATGGCACAGAATCCTACAAATACAGTCGCTGTGCAATGTGTTGATGCTTATCCTATTATGTTGAATCAGGATGTGTAGATATAAGTTTATCTAAATACCACCTGGCTTTCTTTAAATCTTCTAATCCGTTCTTGAATTTTTGCCTAACGACATACTTAACCACATTACCGCTAAAATAATCTAGCTTAAATTCTGCAATAAAATCTGACACTTGAATCTTGGCTCCGACATAATATGGCGGGTTTATTTTATCTAAAACCTTGGACTCTTTATCTTTCTCCACCATTCTTTGTCCTTGTTCTTTTCATTTAGTTCGTTATTCATTTTCCGTAAAAAATCATTTATTTCTATTTGATCTTTGACCTGGTCCGTGAGCCGTGCAACTTTCTCCCTTAACAATTTTACTTCGTCCCTTATCGTTTTTATTTCGTCTTCCATTATTTCAACCTTTCTCTATGTATCCTGGCCTGGCGATCACCGATTACCCACACCATATAACCAATAAATAATAATATTAAAGTATTCAATACTAACAATCCTAAAATCATTTGCGCCTCCTATTTTTATATCTACTAGATCTACGTCTTCTTTTTTTAGATCCTATCTTTCGTCTACCTTTATGAAACCCTGCTCTTCCTGTGTGAGCCATTACTTATCGATACCCTTACCGACATCTTGTCCGGGAACCTTGGATCTTAAATGTATATTAAATGCCAT